CCCCCGCCACCGGTTCCTGATCCCGTCCAGCCTGATCCTGTCGTGCGTCCAAATACTGTTGTTGATGCAACGAAAGAAAAGATGACAGGCAAAAGGGCTCGGAAAAAAGCCAATTTAAAAACCAGTGTGAAAACCTCAGCGCAGGGTGTGATTTCAGATGCGCCAATTCAGTATGCCTCTCTGTTAGGACAATCCAAAAGAATGGATACAGGAGATAGATAATGGGTATAACGGCAGCCGCAAAAAGTTTATTTGGCCCTAAACGAAAACCTAGAAATCAGCCTAGAACCAGAGCAACTATTGAAGGTGAGATTGCCGAACTTTTTCGAGACGCGGAGGAAGGCCAGCTAGGTAGCGATCAAGCTGAAAGAGAGGCCGCTAGACTGCGCGAAGAGATAAAGAATTTGGGAGGTACGCCATCCCCACCCGGATCGACCCCAACATCTGCACCAGCTGCTACACCGGCTCCAGCTGCAACGTCCACAGCGGCTCCAGAACCTGATTCACAATCAAAGACAGATCCGGTAGCACCCCGTCAGGTAAATTATGGGGATGAGGACGAGGATGAAGACGAGGATCGAAGACGGACGCGCCGGAGACGCAGACGATCAACAATCGCAACGTCTAGCCAAGGTCTGATCGGTAACGCGCCGACCGAAAGAAAAACTCTACTTGGTAGCTAATTTATGGCTGATGAAACTGCACAAATACTGCTGAAACAGTTTGGCAGCCTAGAGACACAGCGCCAGACATGGGAGAGCCATTGGCAAGAGGTTGCAGATTACGTTGTTCCCAGGAAAGCCGATGTTACAAAAAACAGATCTCCAGGCGATAAACGGTCTGAGTTAGTCTTTGATGGAACAGCTATTCATGCTGCCGAGCTGCTCAGCGCCTCTCTGCATGGAATGCTTACCAATGGCAGCACCAGCTGGTTTAGCCTTAGATATTCTGAGCCTGAGCTGAATACTGATGACGAGGCGATGGAGTGGTTACAGGGCGTTGAAGATGTCATGTACCAGGCTTTCAATCGATCGAATTTTCAGGAACAAATAAGCGAGCTCTATCAGGATCTGGTGACCTTCGGCACAGCCGTCATGTTTGTGGACGCTGATGAGGAGCAGCAGATAAGATTTAGCTCTCGACACATTAGAGAGTGCTTTTTGTCAGAGGATGACAAGGGTCGCGTCGATACTGTTTTTAGAAAATTTAAAATGCCAGCCAGGGCTGCGGTCGCACGTTTTGGCGAAGAAAAACTAAATACAAAAATTTTAAAAAAGGCATCTGATAATCCTTACGAGCAGATAAATTTAATTCACGCGGTCTACGAACGCCAAGAGCGTGATGTCACTAAAGTAACAGCTGACAACAAACCCTTTGCCTCTATTTATATTGAGCCTGAAGAAAAAATCGTCTTATCCGAATCAGGGTTTGACGAGTTTCCTTACATGGTACCTAGATGGTCTAAAGTTGCAGGTGAAATATATGGTAGATCACCATCTATGACATCTTTACCAGATATTAAAATGGTAAATGCAATGATGAAAACTATAATCAAAGCTGCACAAAAAATTACTGATCCTCCCTTACTGGTGCCTGACGATGGATTTATATTACCTGTAAGAACTGTGCCAGGTGGTCTTAATTTCTATCGATCAGGTACTCAGGACAGAATAGAGCCATTAGAAACAAGAGGCAGACCTGATATAGGATTTGATTTATTAAATAATAGAAGAGAACATATTAAAGCTGCGTTTCATGTTGATTGGATGCAAATGCCTGATCAAAAAGGTTCTCCTAATATGACAGCTACTGAAGTTGTAGCTAGACAAGAAGAAAAGATGAGACTTATGGGACCAATGATTGGTAGATTACAAGTAGAATTTTTAGGACCATTAATTGATAGAGTATTTAAAATCATGATGAGAAAGAAACAAATACCACAACCACCAGGTATTCTTGAGGGTCAAGAGATGAAAATATTATATACATCTCCATTAGCAAGAGCTCAAAAATCAGGTCAATTAATGACTATAACAAGATTATTTGAAAGCATGGTACCATTATTTCAAGCTAAGCCAGACTTACTTGATAACATGAATACTGATGAGACATTTAGATATTTCCACCATTTACTAGATGCTCCTGCTAAAATATTAAATCCTGAAGAGAAAGTACAAGAAGAAAGACAGCAAAGACAAGAACAACAGGAACAAATGATGCAAGCTGAGCAAGCTAAAATGGAAAGTGAATCAGCGAAGAATATTAGCGAAGCTCAAGCTAAGAAAAGAGAGGGAGTAGTTGGCTAAAGATAAAAAGCTTAGTTTAGAGAAAATAAACGAGCACTATAAAAAAGTTTTTGAAACAAAAGATGGTCAAATAGTTTTAGATCATCTTTGTAAAACAGGATTCATCTTTGAAAGTACTTACGTTCAAGGTGATTCGCATGGTACAGCTCATAACGAAGGTATGAGACGTATTGTTGTGTCTATACTCAAGTTTCTTAATAAGAAACCTGAGGACTTTAAAAACATGATCAACCAGGAGGCAATAAATGAGTGATCAAGAACAAACTGGGTCCGTATTAACGGGTAGCTCGGACGCTCCAGCTACAGATGCGCAAGCACCTGCAGATTGGAAATCTGGGCTTCCTGAAGATATACGAAATGACCCTTCGATAGCTGACATAAAAGATGTTGGCGCAATGGCTAAAAGTTATATTAATGGCCAAAAGCTAATTGGTAAAAATAGAATATCTTTACCAGGAGAAGGTGCTACTGATGAAGAAATCAGTGCCTTTCATAGTCAATTAGGAAGACCTGAGAAATCAAATCTATATGATTTTGGTGAAAGACCAGCGTTACCTGATGGACTAGAATATGATGAGGGCTTTGAAACTGCTTATAAAGATTTAGCTTTTAAAGCAGGATTAAATCCTCAACAAGCTAAAGCTATATATGATGGTTACCATGAATATATACAAAGTAAATCAACTCTTGAGGGAGAAAATACTGCAGCACAATCAGCTGCTTGGGTAGAATCTCTTAAAAAAGAGTTTGGTAAAGCTTATAATGAACGAGTAGAGCTAGCTTCTAGAGCTGTAGATACTTACGGCGATGGAGATCTAAAAGAATGGTTAGATAACTCTGGGATGGGTAATAGTCCTATGATGGTCAAGCTATTTGCTAAGATCGGCGAGGGTATCGCTGAGGGCAGATCTGACTCTGTTCAAGATAGAGGTTTCATAATGACCCCTGATCAAGCTAAGCAAGAAATTGCTAGGTATAACAGGGATCAGACATTTATGTCGGCTTATCAAAACGGAGATAATCCTGGGCATGCTGAAGCAGTGAAAAAAATGGATTCGCTGTTTAAATTAGCATACCCTGATGAAACTCCGATTAATCCGGCGTAAATAATTATGTACGAAATTATCTACTAGTTATATAGTAGATAGTGATGGGTAGCCGAAAGGTCCATCCGTCGACAGTACCCACAGACGTAAACAAGGGGAGAAAATGTCTAAGGTTATACTTGGGTAGCGTTTTCGATTAACTATAAAACAATGACTAACGGAGGCAAAATCGTATGTCAACTCAAATAACAACTGCTTTTGTACAGCAGTACAGAGCTAACGTTGAGCACCTTTTACAACAAAAAGGTTCTCGTTTACGTAATATTGTTCGTACAGAGACACAAAACGCTGAATTTGAATACTATGACCGTATAGGGTCTGTGGATGCAGTTGAAGTTACTTCTAGACATTCTGACACTCCTCTAATCTCAACTCCTCATGATAGAAGACAAATATCATTAAGAGATTTTGATTGGGCGGATATGATTGACAGAACTGACAGAATCAGACTTTTAATCGACCCAGCATCTCCATACGCACAAAACGCCGCTTGGGCACTTGGCAGAAAAATGGATGATATTATCATCGAAGCAGCATTTGGAACAGCTAAATCAGGTAAAACTGGTGGAACGTCTGTTGCTCATGATGCAGCAAGCCAAATCGCTGTGAACTACGTAGAGTCAGGAGGTGCGACTAACTCGGGCCTTACAATTGCAAAACTTAGAAAAGCGAAACAGTTATTGGACGCGAATGAGACTGATCCTTCAGATCCAAGATACATTATCGTAACTTCTAAGCAAGTCACTGATCTGTTACAAACTACTGAAGTAACTAGCTCTGATTTTAACTCAATCAAAGCTCTTGTTGCTGGTGAAGTTAACACGTTCATGGGCTTTCAATTCGTAAGAACTGAAAGAGTTGCGACTGACGCTTCTTCTCACAGAAGAGTAATTGCTTATGCTAAAAGTGGTCTTCTTATGGCTGTTGGCGCTGATATCAATGTTGATATTGGACCAAGAAGAGACAAAAGAAACTCTACCCAAGTATATTGTTCTGCTTCTTTCGGGGCAACTCGAATGGAAGAGGGCAAAGTGTTAGAAATTAAGTGTGCAGAATAATAGGAGAATAACATGGCTGTAACAACTCAAAAAAGTACTGAGTATACAAACGCTACGTCAACTCCTGTTGTACAAAATGCTGTTCATGATTATCATGGAAGAGTAAGAATTGCTTTTTTCACGCATGATCAAGACGGAGCAGGAGATGCAGGTTCATCTGTAGCTCTTTGTTCTTTACCAGCAGGAAAAGTACGTGTTCTGTTATCATCTTCAAATGCTTATTGTAATTGGACTACTGGTTCAGCTACATTAGATTTAGGATGGGACGCTTACACTAACACAGACGGCAATGCGGTTGCTGCCGATGCAGATGGTCTTGTAGATGGCTTAGACGTAGATACTGCTGGTTACCAAAATTTTGGTGCTGGTACTACTGCGACTGGTGGAACTTACCTTTTCGAAAGTCAAGGTGGAGTTGTTATCAGAGCTACATCTCCAGGCGCTATCGCGGCAGGTGACGATCTAGTAGGCTATATCATGTATGTAGTAGACTAATAAACTCAGGCTGAAGGGGCTTAGCTATTGCGGCCCCTTTAGTTAATAAGGAAAAATATGGCGAATACAAAGATAAATATTGTAAATAGAGCTTTAGGCTTGTTAGGTGCAGAATTTATAACTTCATTAACAGAAGATACTAAAGCTGCACGTTTTTCTAACGAGTTATTTGATGATACAAGAGATTCTATATTTAGATTACATCCTTGGAACTCATGCATGAAAAGAGCTTCATTATCTTTGTTAACAACTACTCCAGCATATTATTTTACAAAAGAATTTCAATTACCTGCTGATTTTATAAGAATGCATCAGCCAGAAGATGATACTGTTGAATATAAAATAGAAAAAGATAAATTATTATGTGATCAAGATACTTTTAAATGTACTTATATTTTTAGAAATACAGATGTATCTACTTATGATTCATTATTAGTAGAAACACTTGCAGCAAAACTAGCATGTAATTTAACTATGCCTTTATTACAAGATTTAAGAACTTTAGATGCAATGAACAACCTATACTATACTAAATTAGCTGAAGCAAGATCAGCAGACGCGACAGAGGGTACTCCTGACGGTCTAGTTTCTGATTTTTGGTTAGAATCAAGAACTTCTGGATCAAGCTTAAGCGATTATAGATGGAATAAATATACGACGTAAAATGACATGGCTGAATCATCACCAATTCTTACAAACTTTACTTCAGGAGAGCTTAGTCCGAGGCTAAATGGTCGTATCGACATGGAGAAGTACTATAATGGTGCTTCTACAATCAATAATTTTCAAGTATTAATGCATGGTGGTCTTCAAAAGAGATCAGGTACAAGATATATAGCTCCCATAAAAACTCAAACAGGCAGTAACTCAGGAGCTAGGTTAATTCCTTTTGTATTTTCTAAAACACAGGCATATATACTAGAATTTGGTCATAATTATATTAGATTTTTTAAAGATGAGGGTCAAATAACGTCAGGTGGTAGTGTTTATGAAATTTCTACTACGTATACAGCAGCACAAATAGATCAAATTGAATATGTGCAATCAGCTGACGTATTATACTTAGTACATGATGATCATGCTCCTAGAAAATTATCTAGAACTGGTCATACCTCTTGGACAATATCAGATGTCGATTTTTTTGATGGTCCTTATGAGCCAGCAAATACATCTTCAACAACTTTGCAACCTTCTGGAACTTCTGGAAACATTACTATTACTGCTAGCTCAAATGTATTTGTTGCAAATGATGTAGGAAGATCAGTAAGAATAAAAAATGGAAGTGATTGGGGATTTGCTAAAATAACAGGTTATAACTCCGCTACTAATGTAAATGCAACTGTAAATGCTGATATGCCTTTTTCTGCAACCTCTGCAAATGCTGATTGGAGATTAGGTTCTTTTTATACAGGTAATTATCCTACTAAAATAACTTTCTTTGAAGAAAGATTATTTTATGCAGGCACAACTCAACAACCTAGCACAGTATTTAGTTCAATGTCGGCTGACTTTGATAAGTTTTCTCCAACTTCTAAGGATGGCTCAGTTAACGATGATAATGGATTACAATTTACTTTAGTATCTGACCAAGTAAACCAAATAACAGGTATGTATGGTGGAAAATTTTTAGCAATTTTTACTAAGAATGGTGCATTTAATATGTCATCAGGTTCTGCTACGCAAGGATTAACACCTACTACAATACAGGTTGTTAATGAAACAAATGACGGAGCTGCAGATAAGAAAGTATCTCCTGCTTCTAAATCAGTATTATTTATAGGAAAAAATAAAAAACGTCTAAGAGAATTTGCTTATAATATTGATTATGATTCATTTACTACACCTGACATGACTGTATTATCAGAACACGTAGGTTTTGGAGGATTTGAAGAATGTGCTTTTGCTAATTATCCTAACAATATATTATGGGTAAGAAGAGGTGACGGTATACTATTAGGTTTTACTTATTATAGAGATCAAGATGTTACTGCTTGGCATAGACATACAATAGCGGGTACTAATGCTAAAGTAAAAAGTATTGCTGTTATACCTGGAGTTGATGATGCTTTTGATACTTTATATTTAATTGTAGAAAGAACAATAAATGGTGCCACAACTCAATATGTAGAATTTTTAGAACAAGATTTTAGAGGTGCTGATGGTGATACAAAAGATGATCAATTTTATGTAGATTCTGGATTAACTTACTCAGGTAGTGCAGCTACAAGTATATCTGGATTAAGTCATTTAGAAGGCCAAACAGTAGCTGTATTAAATAATGGTGCCGTTGAATCTAATAAAACAGTATCATCAGGATCAATAACATTAACTAATTCTACTACTAAATGTCATGTAGGATTACCTTTTACTGCTGAGTTAGAATCTGTAAACGTTGAGCCAAAAAGTCAATATGGTACAACTCAAGGTAAGAGAGGCAGAATAGATAAAGTTATATTTAGATTATTTGAAACTGTAGGATTAAAAGCAGGACCTGCTTCTTCTAGTGTAGATGTTGTGCCATTTAGAACGACTACAAGTACTATGTCGGCAACTGAGCCAAAAACAGGGGATTATACATTTTTAATGCCTGCTACATATACTACAGAAAATAAATTATATGTTAAATCGGATACAGCACAAGCTTGTACTATATCCGCTATAATGATACAGATGAGTACTTATTCATGATTGTTGTACCTTTTGAAGAGTGGCACTTTGATCATATAGAATTAGATGGCCCTGAACAGAAAATGCTAGAAAATTATGGCAAAACTTTGAAAGACCTAGTAGCATGCTTAAAACATGTAGGAGCTACTTTTTCCTGGTATAAGGATAAAAAAATAGTAGGTATATGCGGAGTTATGCCTCATTGGAACGGCGTAGGAGAAGCTTATATGTTTTTATCTCCAGAGTTTAAAAAAAATAAAATTCGTTGTATAAAAGATATAAGATATTATTTAAAACTGATAGCGGATCAATTTAAGTTTCATAGGGTCCATTGTCACGTTATAAAAGATTTTGATCGAGCTGTTAAATTCGCTAAGTATCTTGGGTTTAAAGAAGAAGCGGAACTTAAACAGTTTGGTCCTAACAAAGAGGACTATGTAAAAATGGTAAAATTCTATGAGTAAAGCAATGGTCGCAACAGTCATGATGGGAGTTGGTACTGCCATCTCTGCTTATGGTGCTTATCAACAAGGTAAGCAACAAAAAATGCTTAATGACTACAATGCAAAAGTTGCTATGCAAAATAAGATTGCTGTTGCAGAAAAAGCTGAATATGACAAAGAACAATTAAAAAGAAGAGTAAGAAAACTTAAAGGTTCTACTACTGTAGCTCTTGCTAAAGCTGGAGTTGATTCAACAGAGGGAACTGCTATTGATTTATTTGAAGAGATAGCAATAAACCAAGAAATGGATTTAATGATGATTCAGTATAATGCTGATTTAAAAGCTCGTGGTTATCAAATAGACGCAGATACAGCTACTTATACAGGAAAAATGGCTTATCAAGCTGGCAAGAT